ATTGACCTCTTGAAATGTCAATGAATAGCTCGATATCAGCTTCTTTACAGCCTATGGCTTTCAGAAGTTTGAAAGTGATATCAGCTGGGAACCTATCTGTTGCGCTTGAGAGATCGAAAGCAACCAGTTCCATTCCGCCCCTTAGGGCCTCCTGGATCTCTGATATACCTCGCGATTGATCAAAAGTGCAATCCTCAGGAATATGACGTAACAAGTCATAAACCTGATTACCAAGTCTGCTAAGCAGAACCTGGAAGATAGGAAAAGGGTTTGCTATAGTTCGGAGTTTGAAACCAGGTTCCTGGATCATTCCGATTTGTCCTATAACATTCTCTTCTAAGTCAGCATAATCAATACCATCAGGAAATGCACCTGATTTGGCGTACACTTGGTACAACCAATCAGGGATTTCCTTTTGGATGCTTAGGTTTCTCATAAACTTCTGTGCTAAAGGATGGGATGCTGTTTCAAGCAGCACCTCCAAACTCATAGGTGTCGACTTAACCTTCTTTAGGTCCTCATCTACAAACCTTGGTACACGGATTTCCCGTTTGTACCACGCAGATAGTTTAGTAAAACTCGCTGGCTCCAGCAACTTCGCTGTTTGACCAAGTGGAATCTCCATAAGGATATCCATTATCTCTTGGGAAGTGTACGGTTCATTTGTTACTGAACAAACCGCCTCTTCGAACTTACGAAGCTGGCTCTCAGTAGGACTTTTAGCGATGTACATGGTGTAAATCATGAGACATCCCAACGCCTTTGGCGCTGGTAAGCTAAATACCCTACCGAAAGGACCACTCGGTTTGCCGTTAGGCTTACGAGCGATCCATGTAGCATATGTCCAGGGGTCTAGACCCCCGAGCTTACGAATGTAAGCCACTTTCAGAGATTTTAGTCTCTTTATGGTCCATTCTACACCTGATTCAGTCTCCCACTTCCGGATTTCTCCGAGAAGTTGGCAGGCTTCAGTTGTTGTCAAACCGAACGCACGCAAATAACTAAGCGCGTCTTTGTCTGTGAGTGTTTTATAACTCATAGGTGTGTCCTCCTTATGGATGTTCACACAAGATGTCTTGTGCTATTTGCTTAATGTACACGGTACCAATTAGGTATTGGTTGACCATGGTAAGCCTAAAAGGCGAAAGAAACACAAGTGTTTCACCATGTACACCGGTCCAAAACTACCGTGACACCTTGACAGGGCTTTTAACCGCGTGTCGAGGTGGATGCATGTTTTACATTCATCCCCCTTGGCCACCTGCATAGCAG